AACTGTCTGCCAATGAAATGACCGCCGATAAAATTATGGTTATTGGGATTGATGTCCTTGGGCAACAATGGAGGGATGTTTCCACTTTTATAGATACAGAAGGAACCCCCGGTGGGATATCCAAGATTCTTGATATTATGGAAGGTGATCATATTGAAAGAGCCGACAGGGTGACCATCAATAGAAAGAATACCACCATCCCTGTATTGGATAAGGATATAACAGGAAGCCTTCTGAAAAGTAATGTAACAATTCGAACACTGGAGCCATAATATGTTTGGTCATTTAATGTATTTGCATTGGGGATTTATTAATCGTATCTTAAATCTTGCTGGCTTCACCCTAGCGCGGGATAATACCAAGGGATTCAGGAGATCAGCAGGCAACAGGCTAAAATAATTTTGGCTTTAAATAATTGAATTTTGTAAAAGGAGCAAAGAAATGACTACTATCGCACAAGGAAGGGTGAGCGGATTGGTTGCTACAAGGTGGTTTGATCCAACCGGATCAGAAGGCGACAGAACTGCGGGCCAGAGTTGGTTCCCCACTGATTTAAAACCAAGTCAGGAAGCCAGAAAGCGTTTTGCCTTGGATGATGCTTTTACAGTGGTAAAACACACAATTCAAATACATGTGCCACTTGCGGTAATAGTGGAAGTTATTGTGAAATTAATATCTCAAAATACCATACCTGTTCCAAATCATCCAAAAACATTCGTAATCAATAATGGGGTAGCTTTGACTGAAGATGCTGTAGCCCAATTTGATTTAATATTAGTTCCCGGATCAAGTTATAATATTCAACATTCCACAGTGGCCACTATAGATCCAGCAGTTTTTATCACCGAATCCTTTAATGTAGATATTTAAAATGGCAAACATTGCCGGATATCCTAGCGCCGTAATAAGTGGGAGTCCTGGTAAAAGTGGAAGAATTCAGCAAACAGTTGTTGTACTTTTTGTTTCTTTGACAATAAATAATAATGATAAACGCCTTACTTTTGCGGAAAAGGATCAATTGGGAGATTTTTCAGCAAATAAGCAGGGAACCACATCGCCACCTATAGCGCCATAGGGGCAAAATGAAACAATCAAAATGGCCAATATAGCTGGATACCCAAGCGCAGTAATATCAGGACCACCTGGGAAAAGCGGAAGAATCCAAGGATTCCCACCTTTTGATCCTTTAACTCTTGGTAATATTATTGGATGGTGGGATGGGGCTCAAGGAATAACGCTTAATGGCCCTGATGTTTCTCAATGGGATGACCAGAGCGTAAATGCAAATAATCTTGCTCAAACAACAGCCACCAAGCAACCACTATTTGTCAATCCAGGTGGGGTTCCACCTCTTCTTAGATTTGATAAAGCCACATCTGAAAGAATGATCACATCTGGTTTTGCCGGAGGCGATCAAATTCAACCTAACACAATGATGATTGTAGCCCAAAAGAAATCAGGGTCAGACGGTAGCTATTTATTTGATGGGACTGTAACAGCAAGACATGCGGTAGCTGATTTTACTGGATTTGGTATGTTTGGTGGACAAACTTTAGTCCATGCGCCAATTGACCAGGTAAAAAGAATATTTGTCCTTATTTATGATGACCTCGCCGGGGTGTTTTATTTTAATGGTGGTGTCGGCACAACGGGGAGTATTGGTACTTTCAATTGGGGTGCTTTAAGTTTATGTTCAAGATTTAATGATGCTGCTTTTGGAGATTATGATGTTTGGGAAATAACTGCTTATAATAAAAGGTTGTCTGTTGGTGAACTTAATCAACTGGGAACCTTTCTTGCGAACAAACATAGTTTAACATGGACTACAATTACTTCTTGATGGGAAAATAAATGGGACTGGCTATATTTGGACAACCAAAACCAACAATCCCACCTATTAGTGGTTCCAGTATGCCAAGGGAAGCAACAAGGTCGGACACCAAATTGAGTTCTAGGTTGGCTAAATCTAACGTAAAAACAGCGCGAAATAGAAGTGATTCAGGAAAAAGGATTACTGGAAGGATAACCCCATGACAAATAAATTGGTCATCATTCAACAAGGTGAATCACTTCCTTTCAAGTTTGATCGGGGAGGGTATTCCCGATATTGACAGAAATATAGATGCCGACGAAGACAGGGCTTTTAGCGGATTTCTTACAAGATCGGAAACCTTAAATCTCATTGAAGGATTATGGTATATCACGGGCGTTTTAACGAATGTTGGGACAGATGAACAGGAGGAAATTCCTGTAAGATTTCAAGTAAGTCAATCATGGGCAATTGTGGATAAAGTTGCAATCGTGACTTTTTTGCCGCTTCCGCCTGGACCACTCATCGCTGATTCTACTACAATAACTCTTTCGACAATAACGCCAAATGCTCAAATTCGATTTACACAAGATGGGAGAGAACCTAATTCCAATTCTACTATTTTCACAGGTCCATTTACATTGTCGATAACTGAATCAACGGTGAAAGCCTTTGCCGAAAAGAAGGGATTGGAAAATAGTGTTATCGCTACCGCAATATATACTGTGAACCTATAGAGGTGAATTTATGACTGATTTGGAAAAGACAAGACAGGCCCAGCAAAAACGAACACAGGAAATGCGAGATTTTGTTGATAATAAGGCTATGTTTGGGAAAGCCATTAACCCGAAATTAACAGGTGCTTATTATCATTTCACTAGGATAAGGGACAGTAAAAAAAATACCATTTCTTTAGTAATGCAAAGTTGGAATTGAAATGTCACGCCGGCGTGACAATTGAAAGGAAATTATAATGCCACTTAAAAAGCCTAGGAAGGGTGCGTCAAAGAAAACAAGGCGTAAGATAGCTTCTGAGAATATAGGGGCTGAAATCAGGTCTGGAAAGCCTAAAAAGCAGGCTATTGCTATTGGTTTGAGTGTTGCTGGTTTGAGCAGGAAGAAAAGGAAGAAGAAAAAGTGACTATCATCAAAGTTCCCGCTGGCGGGAACTTTAAGTACCAATTGACATTAATGAACAAAATTTTCACGCATGCGTCAACTTTCAATACTCATGGCGCCATGAGTATGCACCCGTTTTATTGACATCCCGCCCAAGAAAGGCATAATATACAAAGGTAGTTTAAACAATCCGTCCAGGTAACAATGAAATGTTGGGACTTGGAAATGACCGATTATATTGATTTGTCAGAATTGAAACCTGACAAAAAGAATGCCCGAAAACACAATCCTAGGAATATAAGCATGCTTACCGATGCCATTCAGGAAATCGGAGTATCAAGATCAGGTGTAATTGATGAAGATGGAAACATCCTTGCTGGGAATGGTACTTTTGAAGCCCTCAGCGAAGCAGGAATCCGCAAAGTCCGGGTGGTTGATGTTGACGGTGAAGAATGGGTAGTAGTCCGTAGAACAGGGCTTACCAACGCTGAAAAGACCAAACTGTCATTATATGATAACAGAACGGCTGAACTTGCTGAATGGGATCCTGGTATTCTTAAAGAAATATACAAGGAAGACCATGAAATCTTTAAAGGATTGTTCTATGATGATGAATTGGATTCATATCTGGATGATGGCAATAAGGACGTAACTGAACTTGAAGGTGAAGATGATGTTCTTGAAATTCCAGAAGAACCAATAACGCAAATAGGAGATATTTATCAAATAGGCGAACACAGGATTTTATGTGGGGATGCCACGAAGGCTGAAGATGTTGAAAAGCTGATGAATGGGCAGAAAGCAGAATTTTGTTTCACATCGCCACCTTATTTAAATTTACGGGATTATGGGGGTACTGATTTAAGCGTTGGAAAATTAAAAAAATTCATTTCAATAGGGTCAAAATATTGTGACTTTTTTGCTGTTAACCTCGGAATAGTGAGAAGGGATGGTTCTATAGTTAGATATTGGGATGAATATATTGAAGAAGCCGGTAACGCTGGTTTAAAATTAACATCTTGGAATATTTGGAGCAGATCAGGGATGGGAGGATCCATTGGTAATATGACTGCAATGTTCCCGATTGAACATGAATGGATATTTATATTTGGGGGAAGTAAAGAAAGGGTTAATTATACCAGAGAAAATAAAGAACCCGGCAAGTCATGTTCTGGTTCATTTAGACAGAAAGGTGGTAAAATAAAAAAGATTAGGTCTATGAAAATAGCGACGCATTCTAGAATTGGGAGTGTATATGAACAGTGTTACGACAATACTGGTAAACATCATCCTTCAGCATTCCCTGTTGCTTTCCCACAAGAATATATAAAAGCTTGTTCAGATGATTCAGATAATATTTATGATCCTTTCGGTGGGTCAGGTTCAACTTTAATTGCTTGTGAGAAACTAAACCGTAAATGTAATATGATTGAGATTGATCCAGGATATTGTGACATCATTGTCAGTAGATTTAAGAACTTATTTCCTCATAAACCAGTAAGAAAGGAAACACTGAGGTAACACTGATGAATCAAGCAAATTTAACTCCTTGGAAACCGGGTGAATCTGGGAATCCCAATGGTCGTCCCAAAGGAAGGAAGACAGGATTAAGGGCAAGACTTCTTCAGGCACTTGATCGTGAAGGTGATGATCAGATTCTAAAGAAATTGGATGACTTTGGGGTTAAGTTGGATGATCCTGATGTAGCCGGTGTGATTGCCTATGTCTTGGCAAAGAGAGCACAGCAGGGAAACCTTCATGCTATTAAGATAATAGTTGAACAAACTGAATTACCGCATCCTAAGGATGTTAATTTGGCGGGTGATTTCAAGGTTGTAATGCCTAGGATTGCTGCTGATTGTTTATGATGGAGGTTAAATGTATTATATTAATAGGTTTAATGATTTACTCAATGATATTACCGCGGTGGTGGTAAGATTTATTAGAGGATATTAATTAAGCTGTGACCAAAGACCGCTGGTATAACCTATTGTTTTTTGTGCTTGGAAAGGTGATTGGTGGCTTGATTATGTATAGGATATTAAGGTGAGACTTAATCGTAGGCGTTATCTTGGCGTTGATTTCATTGCCACAACTATGATCTACGTTGAATTGCTTATTTATCAAATGATTAGGAATATGAAATGATTGTGAATAGATTCAGTCTTGTAAGCGTGTCAGAATCCTAGAGAAAACCAATAGAAAGCAGCGTGTCATATAGGCTGGATCTATTCGCAATTAGAATATTGATGAACAATTCCCGTGAGGAAAGCTAATGTTTGATGACAGCAGGAGTAAACCAAGCTAAAGAATTCAAAGATATAAAGCCTAAAGATTTCAAGCTGACTGCAAAGCAAGAAGTCGCCTTGAAGATCATCAAGTCAACGGCTTTATATATCCTCCTATTTGGTGGATCCCGATCTACCAAGACCTTTCTACTTGTCTGGATTATCGTTTGGCGTGCCATGGCCGTCAAGGGATCTAGGCATGCCATCCTTCGCTTCAGATTCAACCACGTTAAAGCTTCCATTATTTACGATACCTTCCCAAAGGTAATGACTCTCTGCTTCCCAGCGTGTCCATTCAAGATCGATAAACAGGATTGGTTTGTTAAATTCCCTAATGGATCTGAAATATGGTTCGGCGGTCTGGATGACAAAGAGCGAACCGAAAAGATTCTGGGAAATGAATACGCAACCATCTTCCTGAACGAATGTTCACAGATATCCTACCCATCCTTCCTCACGCTTAAAACCAGATTGGCTCAAAAATGTTTCTTCGAAGATGAAGAAGGGAATAGCCATCTTTTAAGGGCGAAGATGTTGTTTGATGAAAACCCGCCATCCAAAGGCCATTGGACTTACAAGCTATTCCTCGACAAGATGGAACCCAATTCAAGGCGAAAGGTCAAACGACCTGAAGATTATGACAGCCTCTTGATGAATCCTATTGATAACAAAGAGAATTTAACTGAAGAATATCTGCGGATCCTTGATGAATTACCTAAAAGACAACGCGATCGGTTCTTCCTTGGCAAGTTTGCTGATGAATCAGAGAATGCTTTATGGACTGCTGAAATCATTGATAGGAATAGAATTAATAGCAAAAGCCGGGAAGAATTGCTCAGGATTGTTGTTGCCGTGGATCCTTCAGGGGCAGGCGATGAAGACAATAAAGATAACGATGAGATCGGGATAATTGTGGCTGGCCTTGGTATTGACGGAATTGGCTATCTTTTGGAGGATTTAACGTTGAAGGCAGGGCCAGCCACTTGGGGGAAGGTCGTGACTGACGCATATTTTAGATGGCGTGCGGATAGAATAATTGGCGAAGCTAATTATGGCGGGGCAATGGTTGAACATGTCATTAAAACATCAGATCCTTTAGCTTCTTATGTAGCTGTCCATGCTTCAAGAGGGAAGGTAGTCAGGGCCGAACCTATCAGTGCATTGCATGAAACCGGAAAGATCAAGTATGTGGGCAATTTTGACGAATTGGAAGATGAATGCTGTTCCATGACCACTTATGGATATATGGGGGAAGGATCACCCAATAGAGTAGACGCTAAAGTGTGGGCTTTTACGGAATTATTCCCAGGGATTACCCAGCCAGTAGTTAAAGAACCGGAATTCTATACTATCCCCAAAAAGAAAAGGTTTTAAAATGCCGACATTGAATTCTCAATCAGCGATTGTTCCTTCTAGAGCAGCTTCAGGATCTATTGAAGAAAAGCTTGATAATTTTAAGAATGAAATTATCATTGATGCTGAATTGACAGAAGATCAGCGTGATAAAGCCAATGAAGATATGCGCTTTGTCAATGTTACTGGCGGAATGTGGGAAGGCTTTCTTGATGATCAATTTCAGGACCGAACTAAGCTTGAATTTGATCTGGTATCCAATTATCTGAATAGGTTCCTTGGTCAATGGAATCTCAATAGGGTAGGAGTGGACTTTAAACCTGATGATTCCAGTACATCCGATGATGATGCGGAATTGATGAATGGAATCTATCGCGCTGATTTCATGGATGGATCCGGTAAATTATCAACTGATAATGCCGTGGATGAATTGGCAACCTGTGGGATCGGTCACTTCAAGTTGGCTACCAAGTTCGAAGATGAAGGAGATCCTGAGAATAATCTCCAAAGAATTGAATGGCGACCTATTTATAATTCCTTCAATACCGTGTTTTGGGACAGTTCAGCGAAAAGGATTGATAAAAGAGATGGACGCAGATGCACAGTCTTGGAACAATTCACGCCTGAATCATTCGAAACTGCTTATCCTGGGAAAGAACCAGTGAGTGCCTATACTCCAGACACCAGAGAATTCTTCAATTTCGAATCGGATCGGGTTGATATTGTTTATATTGCCAGTCGATATGAAATAGTTAGAAAGAAGGAATTCATCTATATTTATAGAAATATGATCACACAAGACATTGAATTATATGAAGAAAAGGATCATGAACTAATCAAGGATGAATTAAAGGCTGATGAACACCGCGAATTTGTAAGAAAACGAAAGATTACAAATCAGCATGTAGAAAAGTCTATATTTTCAGGGGCAGAATTCCTTGAAAAACCCAAAAAGATATTGGGCAAATTCATTCCGATCATCCCCATTTATGCTTTCCGGTCTTATGTTGATGGGGTCGAATGGTATTACGGTCTAGTACGAAAGTTGAAGGATGCAGCCCGGGTTTATAATATGCAGATGAGCCAGTTGGCTGAAAATGCGGCAACTGAAGGGCAGGAAGTTCCTATCTTTGATCCTGATCAGATGCCTGAAAGCATTAAAGGTTTATGGGAAAATTTGAATAATAAATCCTATCTGTTAGCCAAAGCCTTGAGGGATAAAGATGGGAAAATCATTCAACATGGCCCACTAAGCTATCTTAAACCTCCAATGTTATCAAGCAGTGTTGAAAAATTGCTCGGTATCATTCCTGCATATTTCCAAGATGTAACAGGTGGCGCACCGCAGGATATTATGGATCCTAAAGCCAGCGGGAAGGCAATTCGTGCTCTTCAGAAACGCGAGGATCTAAATACTCAGGTTATTCAGGATAATATTGCTAATTCCATAGCTTGGTCGGGTGAAGTCTATCAATCCATTGCTGCAGAAGCTTATAACGTCAAGAGGATGATAAGAACAGTCGGGCTTGATGGAACTGACGGAAGAAAAGATCTCCTCAAGATGGTAATGGATGAACAGACCGGGAAGATGATTCAATCTAATAATCTAAGGGGAAAGAAATTCAGGGTTTATTCTGATATTGGCCCTCAATATGAAACTTTGAGAGAAGATTCAGTTGAAGAATTGAAAGGGATGATTGAATTAGTTTCCACCATTCCCGGAGGTCAACAGATGGTTCCCGCCATGCTTTCAATAATGATTGAGAATATGACCGGAGCCGGATTGAAACCGTTAAAGAAAATAAATCGGCAACAGATGCTTGCCCAGGGCCTTGTCAAACCAGAAAATGATGAAGAAAAACAATTCCTTGCAGATCTACAAGAACCACAGGAAGATCCGCAGGCTCAATTGGTTGAATCTCTATCCAAGCAAGCGGAATCGGAAGGAGAAAAATTCCTATCAGAAGCTAGGAACTTGGATTCCAAGTCCCTTGATAATGTCGCGTCGGCAGGGAAGAAAGAAGCAGAAACTAGGCAGATCATTTCGGAAACTGAGAATGCCAAAGTGAAAACATTACTTGATATACAGAAAGAAAATCGTGAACAAGTTCAAGCCTTACCATTTTAAAGGAGAAAGAATGAAAAATTTTTTAATAGCTATAGCATTTATTATTGGTTCTGTAGTGTCAGTTCATGCTGATGTAGATTTTGAGGTGCAAATTGAGCAGGATGCATATTATATGGATTGTGAGTATGTAGCAGTTACTGTGGAACTGGTAGCTGAAAACTATCCTCAAACGGTTAATATTGTAATTCAGAACTCAGTGGAAGCGAGAAGGCGAGGAGCTGGCGATATATACCGACAGCAAATGACATTTCAACGTAGAAGTAAAATAATATGGGGTGGGACAAGAATACGGAGTTTTTGGAGGCTTTATAACGAGACATATGAGGTAAGAGTCACTTCAGATAACACTTCACTCGAATCCGTGGTGGAATTTACAGCAAAGCCTATTCCTTTCTTTATGACATGTAAAAATCCCTAATAAAAGGATCAACCCATGGCAAGGAACAATAATGGAGAAGAGCGGGAACGCAAGAAATTCAAGCCTGTAAAAGGTGAAAAAGCTGAATTGGCTGCCCTGCGTGGTTTAAAGCTGGTCAATAAGGAAATTAATAAAAGGTTTGAGGTCAGCGAGAAGTTGTTCAAAAAGAGGGACAAATTCAGGCAACAATTAGGGATTGAACTTTAAAATATGATTTTTCAACACGCATTGTTAGAAACAAAGATCAAAACTGGTAAAACTGAAGCCCAAATAGCATCTGCGGTGGGAGTATTCCCAGAACTTTTTTGCCGACTCAAAAAGGGGAAAGTGGTCAATCCTAGGAAGAAAAACAAAAAGAAAATTACTGAATATTTTAATAAATCTTGGGAAGAACTTTTCCCGGTCCCGGTCAATGATGGAGAACAGTTATGCCCACATTGTGGCAAATCAATCCCGAACAAATTGATGCCCAGGATGTGGCAATTCAATCTGGCCCGTAATTGAGAATTAATATCTGCCGTCAATATTTTGTTCCACGTGAAACATTTTTGACATGTCAAAGCAATGGCGACATTTAATTGACATATACTTGAATGGTTCATATAATAATTGCAGTTTAAACAAGGAGGAAGAACAATGGCATTTGAACCGTTACGATTAAAAGCAATAGGTGGGCAGGATAATGAGGATTTTGGGGGAGATGTTTTTTCATATACTCCTTCGGCGGCATCAGGAGATACTCTGGCATCCATAGGCGTCGCAAATTTTTTTCTACTTGCCGAACAAAGTTTAAACGTCGATGACATTATCAAAGTTATCGCGGATGGCCAAGAAGATTTCCGGGTTTTAACCTCCACAGAAAACGGAGTGACAATAGGGGGGGTTGCAGGTGTCCAATCGTTATCAGTAGCGACAGGAGTTGGTGTTATTTCTCTGGGTGATGAAGTTACTGAATTAACCACCACAGGTGTTGGAACGTCTACTTTGGCAAACGGTGTGCCAGGCCAGCGCAAGACTATCGTAATGATAGTCGATGGTGGCAACAATGTTCTAACGCCCGCTTTGTTCGCCAATGGAACCACAATAACCTTTGGCGATGCTAATGATCTCATTGAACTTTTATGGGCAACTACAATCGGTTGGACTCTTGTTGCTAATGAAGGAACAGTTATAGCTTAATAAGATAATTCGCTTATCGGAGCGTAAAACCGAGTGTGTGAAAGCACAATACTCTTCAACCATAATAAGAGGTAAATCAAATGGCAGATCCACAAGCGGAAGTTGAACTGGAAGATCCAAAACCAGATGAGATAAAACCTGCTGATCCTGAATCGACGGATTCAGATCCTACAAAGGAAGAAGAAACAAAAGGGGATGAAGTCCCCAAAGGTATTGAGATCACCCGGGAATCCAAGGGGTCGCTCCCTTCAGGCAGCAATGTAGGCGTTCGCAAACGCATAAATAATCTAAATGCAAAACTTGATGATGCGAATCGCGGGAAGGAACAGGCCTCCGAAAATCTTGAAATGGAGAGGAAGAAGAATGAAATTCTCCAAATGCGTGTTGATCAACTAAGTTCAGGTGGGAATGGTTATGCTAAACCCAATCCTGATAATTATGATGGCGGGACTTATGATCCCAAATTCGAGGAAGATACCGCAAAATTCAAGATCAAGGAAGAAGTTCAAAAGCAAGTCGCTGAATCAACAAAAGACATAAGGCAGAAGAATGAGAATGAAAAGGCAGATGCTAATCTTAGGCAAAGTCAGGAAAATTATTACAACCAAGCTGATGGCTTGGAAGTTACAGATTTTACCGAAACAGAAACAAATGCCCTGGATGTTCTTGGTTTGGATGCTTCGAATGCGATTATCAATAATTTCACTAAAGATTCGCATTTGCTTATGTATTTTTTCGGCAAGAATAAAAAAGATGCCGAGCATTTTAGAGGATTATGGGATTCGAACAAAATCCTAGCTGTTGCCGAAATAGGCGGGATCCTGGCCGAAATGAAGGTCAGTCCCAAAACAGCAACCGCTACCCAGCCTGATCCAGATGAAGAATTGGAAGGCGGTTCCTCTTCTAAAGTTGAAATGCTTAAAAGGAAATATGATAAATTGGTCGGTCTTAAACAGAAAAATCCAGGCGATCAAACTATTTATCCTAAAATGATTCAACTAAAAAGGGAGATGCAAAAGGCGGGGTAATAATCGGAGTATGCCATCATGGCTAATGAATTTAATAGAGAAGAGGTAGTTCTCTTTGAACAGGTATTGATGCAGTTCGATACCGATAATACAATAGCAAAACTGGCCGGGCGATTTCAACAGCCGGGCACAGAAATGCAAAGACGCGGCGACAGGGTTTGGAGACCCTCCCCACAAATCGCCACAACGGTTGATGGTTTGGATATTACTTCCAAACTTGGAAGCATTACCCAAATGTCGGTTCCTGCCGATTTGACCATTATCGCCAACGTACCTTGGCAGTTAGACGCAAGAGAAATGCGTGATCCTCTTTATCGGGATCGCAAAGCAAAAGCTGCGTCTCAAGCCTTATCTGCCCGCATCAATCGGGAAATGGCATTTACAATCAGAGATGAAGGATCATTAACGATTAAGATTGAAGGTGCCTTAACTGGTTATAATGATATTTCTCTAGCCGATGCTTTAATGATGGAGAATGATGTTGTCGGCGAAAAAACGATGGTTTTAAACCCAAGAGATTACAATGTAATGGCAGGCAATCTTGCTCAAGGAGTAAATGGAAGTAGAACCCTGATGCCTAGATCTGATCAGGCTTTATCTACAACATTTTTGGGCGAAATTGCTAATTTCACCACACATAAAACAGCTTTTGGGCCTACCCTTACTCTTGCTACTGGTGCAGGAATCACGGTAAGTGGTGATCAAAGGTTTGTTCCGCGGTCTCAGGTTACATCTGGAACAGGCGAAATCAACCAGGATAACCGTTTCATGAATTTGACCGTGAATTCGGTAACCAATGTTAAAGTTGGGGACAAGTTCACGATAGCTGTCGTCAATGCTCTTTCTCATATCAATAAAGAGGATACGGGCCAGCTAAAAACATTCACTGTTACGGCTCTTCCCGGCGGCAATGTTCTTACCATTGCTCCTCCTATCATCGTAGGTGATGGAACATCCGATGCCGAAGATGATTATGCGAATGTTACAGCGGCTGCTTTAAATGGAGCTGCTTTAGTGTTTCTCAATACAGCTACCGTTCAAACCAATCCATTTTTCATCAACAATTCCATTGAAGTTTTTGGTGGTCGATTGGCTTTCGATGAAGATATGGCTGGCGTTGCCGTTATGCGACAGCAGACTGATACCGGCATTGAGATCATCTTTGCTAAACAGGGTGATGTGAAGACCGGGAAGTCAACCTATCGATTAACCATTTTCTTTGGGGTGACAAATCTTAACCCTGAAATGAATGGAGTATTGTTAGGGAATCAAATTCCTTAGAATATTGATAGGAAGTGATTTTATATTGTCCACCCTTCGGGGTGGGCAGTTCTTTTAATCTTTGTTGGAGCATAAAATGTCACGAAACATAGGGCAAACCAGTGTTAAGGGATATGATTCTGATAGAAATATTAAATGGTTTCCTGGCGGAATTCCTGAAGGATAC